ATGAGATTTATCGTAACAGGTGGTGCCGGCTTTGTTGGGCACAATGTGGTGCGTAAACTGCAAGAACAGGGGCACGAGTGTATTATTCTTGACAACGTAACCGACTACGGGTTCATTGATCACGATGAACTGCAATACTTGTACGGTGAGCGCACAAGACGAATGAGAGCAGGAGTCCATCACGTTGACTTGCGCAATCACGAAGCGGTTGATAACTTCTTTAAAAACTTTTCGCACACTTGCCATGCAGTAATTCATCTGGCTAGTTTTCCTAGGCAAAAAGTAGTTGGGCAAAACCCAATCCTTGCAAGTGAAGTAATGAGCACTTCGTTAGTTAACTTGCTAGAACTTACTAAGAGTTACAAGATTCCTAAGTTTGTCTACATCAGCTCTAGTATGGTCTACGGCGACTTCAAGGATGATGTCACTGAAAGCGCAATTTGCAACCCGCAAGGCCAGTACGGCATCATGAAATACATGGGAGAACAGCTTGTTAAGGATTATAGTCGTCGCGGTTGTTTTGATCATGTTATTATTCGTCCATCTGCTGTTTACGGAGAACTGGACGTGGAGGATCGCGTGGTGTCGAAGTTTATGCTGTCGGCTATGCGAGGACAAGTCCTTAAAGTAAACGGGGCAAACGAAACCCTAGACTTCACATACGTTGAAGATGCCGCTGCCGGCATTGCTGCCGCTGCAATTAGTAAGAAGGCCGTAAACGGAACCTACAACATCACTAAAAGCCATAGCTGTAGTTTGCTGCAAGCTGCAAGCCTTGCTATCAAAATTGCAGGTAAAGGCACAGTGGAGGTTCGCGACAAGGATGCAGACTTTCCTAGCCGTGGTGCATTAAACATTGATGCAGCTCGTCGCGATTTTGACTTTGATCCTCAAGTTGACGTAGAAGAAGGCTTCCGTCGATATCACGATTGGTTTAAGGCAAGCCCATTTTGGCAGACACGAATCTAACCGATAGCACTATTCCGTTTTTTGGTGTTGCTAGGCAATACCAAAACCTACGAGAAGAAATCCTGGATGTTACTGATAAAGTATACACCAGCGGACAAGTGCTAGATGGGCATTACACTACTGCGTTTGAGCAAGCAATTGCTCAGCGCTGCAATCGCAAGTATGCCATTAGCGTAAACTCATGCACACAAGGGCTCATATTCGCCCTACAGTGCGTTAGACGCCCCGGGGCAGTACTCGTGCCTACCATTAGCTTTGCGGCTACTGTAAACAGCGTTTTAATGACTCATCATACCCCTGAGTTTATAGACGTAGATTACATGGGTCTCATGGATTTAAAAAATGCAAACTTTAGTTTACGTGGAAGAAACATTGCTGCTATCATGTATCCTAACCTGTTTGGTAATACTATCGATTACGACCAGTTCCGCGTACTTACAGAGTTTGTAGGTGAATCGCCGTTTGTCATTGAAGATGCTGCACAGAGCTTTGGGGCCACATACAAAGACATCCCTAGTGGCAAAATGGGTACAGTTAGTGTGCTCAGCTTTGACCCCACAAAGAATTTGCCAAACTACGGATCAGGCGGCATGGTCCTAACCGATGATGTTCATATTGCCATGACCATCAGGAACCTGCGGGACAATGGCAAACTTAACCATCACGAATTGCCCGGTACCAACAGCAAAATGAGTGAAGCCGATTGTGCTCAGATGTTAGTTAAACTCAAACACTTTGACGCATGGCAGCGCCGTAGAGCAGACATTGCTGCATATTACACAGAGCGTTTAACTCCTTTTGTTGATGTACTTGGCCCTAACAAGGATGTTAAGCATGCATGGCAGAAATTTGTTATGCGAATCCCAAATAGTCGCAGTAACTTAATGCATCACCTTAGGATCTTGGGCATTGACACCAAGATCCACTATCCGCAGCCATTGGATACGATGGGCGCATCAGCGTTATATGCACATGACGGGGTCGGAGAAGTTGGGGCAACCTTTAGCAAGGAAACTCTTAGCTTGCCAATCTACCCCGAACTAACTGACAGTGAAGTTGAATTTATCACTGAATCAGTTAGAGAATTTTATTATTGATCTAAGTTATCCAAGTACTGCGTTAAATTGCCTGCATGCAATTGCAGCATAACGGCATCGGTGTCACTAAACACCATTATAGACTTTTCGTTGAAGTAGTAGGGCTCACTAAACAGTCTCTCAAGTTGCAACATCTGCTTGCCATTGATAACTGTTTCTAGTGTAATTTTGTGTGGGACAAACTTAGAACGAGAAACAGCCCACTTAAACCCTATATGGGTTAATCGTAGACTGTGTTTGTTAAGGGGATTCCTAAACCATATAGGTCTAACATCTCCAACCATATCAGGCTGGAGGCCGGAAGCTAGGAGGGACTTGTTAATCCACTCCTGTTGTCTATCATGGGTAGATTTGGTCACCGGCTTTAAGCAACACTACTGAGAACTTATCTGTTTTGAACAGTGTGTTTAGCTTCTTTGCTAAATTAACTGCATGCCCGGGGTTAGAAAAAGAGCACTTGGCATATTTAGGCCCTGGGTAATGAATTAGCGTATGGGACTTCTTAAGGTTAATTGGAGCATTGTCGTAGAATACTGCCCAGATCCCCTCGCTACTCAGAATTTGATCTGACTTATAAGTGGTCTTGTTAACGTGCTCTAGTAGAACTGTTGGCTTTGGTCTCGACATTTCAATATTTCCTTGATAAAGTATTTATCATCGTAATATGCGTAGATTACTTAAAGCCGCCACCATCTACACTAATTTGTATGACATCTGCTTCGGGGCCGCCTTTGCTAGTTAGCTCTGCAATGTTTGCAAGCATAGCAAAAATGTCATTGTGCAAGCTGCGGGCTTCTTGTGCAGACAAAACCAACTGTTTACCATTGGTTTGATTCATTTGCTTTACGCGATCATTGAAGGTACGCATAGTTAGGCTTAGTTGTTCCATATCACTCCTTTAGCTGGTTTAATTTAGCAGTTTGCTCGTCTTTTGTTGCAAAAGGACCGTGATAATCGTACCTGCTGAGCGTGATATTCTTGGGGCAGTACTCTGCAATCCATGCGTTATTAAACTTAACTGCATAGTAACCTGCACAGTAAAGACTTTTGCTTTTGACTTCTTTACTGTAGATTGGGAGGCCTCGTTTTACGTCCCACACTTGATTATAGGGCTTTGTACTACACGGAAATCCGTAACATTCGTGCCCTGTTTTAACTTTAGCTGGCTTGGCGTTGTCAAACACAATGTTGTATTTTTTGCTCAACATCTTAATAGTAGCAAAACGTTCACGTTGATTGTCGTGTACGTATGCGTAGCCACCTTCGTCGATTGCTTGAATAGTTGCAATCTTAGTACCCGAGTCTTCAACAATCCAATATTTGTTCTTTACTACAGGTTTTGCGATAATCATCATTTGTTCTCTTTCTGTAGGCAATGCATAGTTATAATTTTGCCTAATTCTGTGCCAAGGTCTTGGTCTTCGTGGATAACATACAAGTCGGGTTCCACTGCGTACCCTATTGAGTATGTTGCATGGACGCTAATGATCCATCCACCATTTGCATGACTAACTCTAATGTCGAACCCAGGGAATTTATGCGAAGGGGCCACACCGGTTAATCCAGTGGCACCCACAGCTAGTCCACCAAGGGTTAATGTGTGGTGACTCATTGACTCAGCATTTCCATGCTAACAATTTCGCCAACACGAACTGCAATATCTTCGCCCTCGGGGATAACATGGGTAGTACAATCGCTGCGGTCTGTGCGCTTATCGTAGGATCTAGTTTGCACAATGGTACCGCCTCGGGCAGACATTACAGTAAATCGTAAACCAGCATCTACGTCAACGCTGTTAGATTCAACTGCTATGCTTTTGTTCATTGCCAGGTTGGGTTCCGGCGCGAATACAAAGTTATGTAATTTTTTACGCAACCATCTTTTCATTTTGTTTCCTCTTCAGTTAGGGCCACGACCACTCTAAGTCTATCGTAGGCTTCGTTAATTGTGTTCATTGCATCTGCAACCGCAGGATGTTTTGCTGCCAATTTCTTTAAGTTTTCTTCTTCGTGCATCTTCTGTTGTGCCCAGTTGATAGCGGACTGTGCTGCACCATTCAATGATACTGTGGAGTATGATGTACCCAACATTGTCCAAGAAGATCCGTTAAAGACTTCCAAGTTGGTCCCGTTAACTCGCAGCATACCTTGCATGGGATTAGAAGTATTGGTTGGGATATAAGGCATAACAGCATGGCCGCCTTCAACGACGATCCCTGATCCCCCAGCAATACCGCCGATCATGCACACACCATATACACTAAAAGGATGTAAGTAATCTGGTGAACCATTTGGTCTAACCCAAGGTGATTCCAGAATGCAGGGGTTTGAATATCTCTATTGCCCCAGTTCATCTTAGCCCAATCTGTATGATAGTGTATCACTGAGTCAATTAGCGCAATAATTAATGCGTATACAAAATACTCGGCCCCTACTAGTGCAGCAACACAAATGTAGGTCCCGAGTCCGTGTTTAAGACTATGTCGAATACCTAACCACTCTCCGTATTTTCCTTTGCTATGGACTTCGTCCATGCTTTGGTCAACGAAGTCGATGTACCAGTGTTTAATTTGCAACAGGATCAGCAGGAACAGTGCAGCGGTAATCATAGTCCGAATCTTTCATTGATTGCTTGTTTTGCACTTGCCAACGACGATTCGAATTGTCCTTGGTCAAATGTGGTATACACATGGCGGCGATCAGCTTCGTCGATTGCTTGTAGGCACTCGTTAATTACCAGTTTTGTGTATGCATCAAGTTGCATACGGTTCACTTCTGGATAGTGTGCGCCACCAGCTTGCAGTGCCAGGTCAGTTACTTTTTCGTTAAACCCCATCCTGTACTCCTACAATTTCTTCGGCACGATCAATGGCTACACGCAACACTCGCTCGACCATTTGGTTAAGTGTAATGTTTTCTTTGTGTGCCCGCAACATCAATTCGTGCAGTGTTTCTTTGTCAAGGTCCAGCGGAATACTGACCATAGTATCGTACTCTTGTTCTAGCATAATAGCAGTCATCTTCTCCAAGAAGTCCTCTTCAACTTCGAGGTCCACATAGTTAACATCTTCCCATGCTTCACGGTTGTCTACACCGCGGACAAGTGCTTCGGCTTCGCACATGCGGCGAACATCGTCGTTGCCAAACAAGCGATATGCACGTTCGTTTTTATAATCGTAGCAAGTGACTTGATATACTTCTTGAGTTACACGGTCAAACACGATGTGAGCGCTGTTGGATTGCCAGTCGCCTGCTTGCACATCCAGGCTGTATGCATTGGGTCCGTAGCATTGCCAGCCATAGGTGCTGCCTTCGGTGATGCGATATTGGCCTGCCTCAAGGAATTGCTGTAGGGTAATCATTTTGGATATGCCTTTGAAAGAAAGTCTACGTAATTTTGGAGATTGTCACTAACACGCTTGAGTTCATACTTGCCGCAGAACTTCAAGAACTTTGTGCCAATTTGTGCAATGTCTTTAGGTACTGCATTAGTGGCAATAGTTTCTGCAATCCACATTTTAGCATGCTCGGGTTGGGCAGTCAAGTCAATGAGAGTAACGTTTCTGTTATAGTCATCCAGGACCTTGTGTTCTACACCATTGTGGTCAACCCAACGTTGGAGCATCAGATTGTTCCAATTAAAGCCTTTAGTTTCGCGGTCGGCGAACGCTTCCTGGAGCCCGACTTTGTTCTTAGTCCCCTTAACGCGGACGCCAGGGTATGCAGAGAAAACGTTGTCTGACACATCACCGCGGATGCATTTTTCGAAGAGGATCCACTTTGGGTCCGGAATCGTTTTGGGTTCTTTAGTTTTCTTATCTTTGACTGGGGCACCTTTTGCATCAAAAATTCCTTCTAGGGTATGTAGTTCGTCTGCAACACCATTGTATTGTTTGACGTTAGGGGCCAACAGTTGATGAAAGTCACTGTCGGTGCTGATAATCACATGTTCATCGTTAGGGTGTGCTTGAATCCATCCTGCCACCAAGTCATCTGCTTCGAGGTTTTCGTGCCGGAGAACAGTACAATTGGACTTTTCCGTGACAAGCTCTTTGAACTGGTCAAAAGTTTCCCAAAACAGTTTATCTTCTTCTTGCTCTGTTTCGGTGAGCGCTGCTCTTGCAACTGCTCGGTTTTTCTTATACGGGGCATAAAAGTCCTTGCGCCATGAGCGTCCTTCAAGGCAAAAAACAACGTGGTCGGCTTGCTGTTCGCGCCATGCTTTTGCAATACTTGCCAAAGTAACATGGATAGCGAATCCTAGCTTATCCCATGTGTCGCTTTGTCGGTGTGCCGCATGCCGGGCACGAAAGAATGTGTTTGCAGTGTCAACGATTAGATATTTCATAGAGAATTGTAAATTAGTAGTAATAATAGCAGTTATTGATTATCTAGTCAACAACTTTTGGACATAGTGTGCATATAGAAAATCAGCCCATGCTGCGTGTGCATCTGCTTTAAAATGGTAGCTAGTTGGAGTTGCAGTCTCAAACCCGTGGCTTTTACACCAATTGAAATAAGTGTATTCTGGATCGTAAGGATTAATGTAGCTGCCTTCCCAATCCAGTCTAGGCACATCTAAATTATCCAGATGTGAGAAGTCCAGATATGTATTGAAGAATAGATGCGGAATCTTGAGCGTGTCCAGGGTCTTGTGCAGCTGATAAATTACTTCGTGAATTTGTTGCAGCTTGGTATTAATAGTTTCTGGCTCCATTTGATCAATTACCCATTGCTTGTACTTGGATTTAATTGACTCGGGCCAATCGTGCCCGATGCCGCCGGCATTAACTTGCCAACGAGTCTGGGTTTCGTCGTCCCACCATTCTTCACGCTCCCACGTAGCCCAACCGATAATTACTAGATCCGGTTTATTAGAAATTGCATTACTGCCATTTAGTAAATGCCCCAGGGTAGTTCGTATAATCCGTGCATTGCTGCTAGCTGATTCTGCATCGCATACTAACTTTGCACCGAGCCGGTTTGCAAGTTGCCGCCCGTAACTGACTTCAAGGTTATCTGGGTGGGGCATACGTTTAAGCCCGCGGTACCTAGGATCATCTTCTGCAAATGCCGCAGAATGTTTTGCCTCTGCGCCAGCACTATGACTGTCGCCGTTTACGTAAATTATCATTGGATTTTTAACATTATGAAAGTGGCCATCTGGGGATTATCGAATCTTGCTCTGGCACCTTGTTTCCATCGATGGTTATCAAGGGGAACTGGACGCACATCCCAGCCATCACCGCCTATGCGGTTGTGTAAATAGAACTTGCGTGGTCCAACATATTTTTCGCATAGGTACGCTAACTTTTGGAACTCGCAGTCAAACTCAACTTCTATCATTTTGTAACGCAGGATTAGGAAACTCTAGTTCAAAGATGTGCCATGTATTTTTTGGTCCGGTGGTAGCAACGTCTTTGAGAATCTCAAGTGTGCGGTTGTGCTCGGCTTCTTGCAACGTTGGGTAGAAACCGAGGCCCATACTTCCTGTTGAAGCTCCGGCTCCCATAGACAAGTACATACCGCTCATCTTAATGAGCTGGTATACTTTAACTGTTTCTGGTTGCTCAATGGACTTCATGACACTTCCGTTTTACCGTCGCCTAAGTCCCGACGATCAATTACTCGAGGGCGCATTTCTTCGGGTTGATTTGCTTCCCACTGTTCGTATTCCTCAGTGAGAATGTTGCGGCAAATAGTTTTAAACCAGTTGTCGACTACATCCGCATCAGTCTTGCCTTTGTATCCTGCCTTTAGCAGCTTTGCAACAAAGATGTCATTCCAATCTAGCTCAAACGCACCGTTTCCAATGTCGGTTTCGTCTAGTTCAACACTAAGGATGCTAACATAAGGCTCGCCTTTTTTAGTTGCTAACTCTTTTGCGCTCTTAGCTTTGACTGTTAGCTTTGGCTTTGCTGCAACAGTTTTCTTAGCTACTGGTTTCTTTTCTACAGGCTTCTTAACAGCCGGTCTCTTTGCCACTGTCTTGGCTGCAACAGTTTTCTTAGCTACTGTCTTTTTTGCAACAGTCTTTTTAGCTGCCGCTGGTTTCTTTGCTACCATATTAACTTCCTTTTAACATCTTAATGATTGCTTCATTACGGTGGTACCATCGGTCTTCAATAACTGGCTCACCGGGGCCTGTAATAACCCTGCGGCCACGCATTGCCACTGTCATAAACAACCATTGCCCGGTGGTGTGGCATCTACGTGGCCAGACACTGTAGACATACTCAAACTTTGCTTTGTCGTCGAACTCGTCGTATGCACTAACTTGCGGGTCAAAATGACCAGCAGTGTTTCTATACAGTACCTTCATTTGCCCCACCCGTTGCCCCACAAGTCAACGTGTAAGCGTGGGCTATAGTTAAACCCACGTTCCATTGCCCAGTTTGCAACATTAACACGATTCTCTGCATACGGAGTAACAACACCGCCCTGTGGCATTACGAATACTTTACCCGTAAAGCCTGCTGCTTGATACGCTGCCACTGCACGTTCAACTTCGGTGAAGTGTGCTTCGCTGTCAACAACAAACTTCAAGTAAACAGTGCCAATATCCTGGTAGCTAGCAACAATCTCGGGTTGAATTGCATCTTCCCATGTTTCACCGCTAGCACTTAACTTAGGACTTACACTAAATGTGAGTGCGTTAGGAGTGCGGCGTACACCTGCTGAATTGTATTTGTCGTTGAGTGTCCAGTTTAGCAAGAATTGTCTAAACTTAGGTTGCAGTTTCTGTGTACCATTTGTTTCAAATGTTAGATTTTGCAAATCCTTCATTTTATCGTGTGACAACAATTCTTCGTATGCACGTTGCCATCCCAACAATGGTTCGCCACCTGTAATAACAAGATGAACATCGTTGTTATTGTTCATGCTCCAGCAATTTTGCGGAGTGAGTGCAAGCATTTCGTCCACTAAGTTTGCTGTTTCTTTCATTGGGCTAAGATCCTTAAAGGCTGGGTGCCAACTTGCATAGCTATCGCAACCGGTGTTAACCAATGGTAAGCTAAGAAAGTCTTTGTACAGGTGTACATTCTTTGCCACTTCGTCTGCCTCCGCACTCTTCTCACCAGGCGCACAACCAAAACCGGAGCAAGTGAAATTACATCCGTATGTACGCAGGAAAACCGATGGAACGCCGACAAAACGACCTTCGCCTTGTGCAGAGTAGAATAGTTCACTTACTTTTAATTTCATTAGTATCTTCTTTGAAAATGTTAGACCATTGTTTTAGACGTTCTCGTTTTGCGCGAATTGCAGCTTGTACGCTAGGTGCATTGATAACACCACGCTCTTGAAGCAATTCAATCATACAAAGTACATCTCCGATTTCTCCAGTGAGCAGGTCTCTGTTGCGCTCACCAGTTTTGATATGGGTTTCGTCTAGACCAAATCTTCTACACTTACTAACCATTTGGATTACTTCGCTGCACTCTTCTTGCAGGATATCCATAATTTCTTGTTCTTGCGGAGTCATAGTTTCTCTTTAATAGTTTCTACTAGCATTTTAGCAGTTGCAGGGCTCAAGGTCCAACCTAAATGGCCATGTCCGCAGTGGTAAAATACTCGTTTGTTCTTTTTGCTTTGCTCAACAATTGGCATCATGTTTGGTGTCATTGGACGCAAACAGGCCCACTGACTATAATCATGTGTGTTGATGTTAGGAAAGTTTGTATGCACCCAATCCAACAAAGGTTGAATACGAGATCGAGTAATGTCGTAGTTCTCGCCACATAACTCTGCGGTACCTGCAACACGGAAACGATTGCCTAAACTTGCAGTAACAATCTTGGCTTGGTCGTCTAACAAACTTACCCGAGGTAAATGTGCAGGATCAACGTTATTGATTGTAATGCTGTAACCTTTAACTGGATAGATTGGCAAACTGTCGCCAACTTGTTTACCAAGTTCAACACTACCAACACCGGCAGCAATCACTACGGCATCAAACACATCTGCAATGTACTCGACACCGTACTTGCTAGTAACAGTAGAATCAAACTTGAACTCAACGTTATACTTGTTGGTTAGCACTTGTGTCATTTCGTAGCAAAATCTATGAATGTCACCGGTCCAGTCACTTGGAGTTAAAGTTGCACCAACAACACCTTTGATATCTTTTAGTGCAGGGTCAGTGTGCGTAAGAAAGTTAGCGTCTAGCATGTTACGCTCTAGCCCATTTTGATTGTACAGAAATCTTGCTTCTTGGGCACGGGACCAGTACTGCTCGTCTTTGTAGAAATGCAGGATGCCGCACTTGCTAGCATCAAAGTAAATGCCTTCTTCCTGACGAATTTCTTCATACAGTTCGCGGCTCCGCAAACCCATCTTTACGGTTTTGGCAGTGTTCTCTTTATAAACACCCTTAGCAGTGTAGTACAAGAATTTTGCAATCCACTTCCACTGTGCCCAATCTAAACGTGGGCGAATCAACAGCGGTGCATCCTTCTTAAACATCCACGTGAGTCCTTTTTTAACATTGCTCCACGTGGTCCAAACTTCACTATTGCTAACAGAGATTTGACCACCATTAGCAAAGCTAGTCTTCATTGCAGGATAGCGTTCCTGTTCGTAGACGGTTACGCGGTAACCTTCTTTAGCCAAGTAATATGCTGTGGTAATACCGGCAATGCCGGCACCGATAACTGCTACTGCTTTAGTCATTAACTGATTTTTCTTTCTGTCTTAAAAAGTATATCCCATACAGGGATAAAGAGTCCAAAATTCTTTGCTGAATTTTTGTGGTGTATTAGATGCCACTTACCAAATGTTAATGGGTAAAAGTTTGCATGCGGATTGTGCTCTAGTGTTTCTTGTAATAGTGCAGCCCACAAGTAATAGAGAACTGAAATCCACCAGTGCCCGGTAACATAAGAAAACAGCACAGTCGGGATAACTTCAGTGACCCATAAGTCGGCTGTGCTTTTCCAAGTGTCGTTGAATAACACCAAGTTAGACCAATGCCATTGTGTGGTTTTAGCAATTCTTATGTATGCGTGATGGTCTTTATGCAGCTTTCTAAGCACTGTAATACGGTGCGCGGCCACGTGGATACTATATAGTACCAGCGTCCACATTAAGAAAGCTGCAACGTAAGACATTAGGCAAACAGGTCTTCATTCCATTCGCGGTGGCCTTCGCGATATGCCATGTTACTTTGTGTTTCGCGCACTTCTACACGATAGCACCACAAACGACTTGCTTCGCCTGGACCCCACATCTCGGGAATGTAAACGCCGTTGACGTACTTGTATAACATGTCGCTCAGTGCTTCGCAGCCTAGTGCAGGTAGCACAACAATCTTGGCCATGTTCTTTTCTTGTAGCAACTTAAATGTTTCCATCTCTGGATCATCTTGTGCAACGATCAATGTATGGTCAAATTGATCTTCAAGAGTTTTCTTTAGTTCTTTTAATCCACCGTAGTCAGCTGCCCAATTGCGAACGTCTAGATCATTAGTTCCAAAATAGAACTTCATGCTAAACGCATAACCGTGAATTAAGTTGCAGTGAGAGTCTGCACGCCACTGTCTATATGCGACAGGAAACGCATTATGGTACTCTTTGGTACTCGTGTATTTGTATTGTACTGGTTGCATTGAATATTCTCCTATGTTAATTCTAGCATAGGCATCAGAATTTGTCGAGCGGGATGAATGCCAGAAAGGCCGCTATTGGAATTTAGAAATAAATTCTTGCTTGTCCCATACCACGTGAAAGTTGTTGGGTAAGCTAGTGTACTTAGTCTGTTTTAGCAAGTACACCAATTTATCAACCGTTTCAGTTGAGTATATTACCGGTTCATTCTTTGGACGGAATGGCAAGTTGTATAGTTTGCTTCGCGACTCTGCATCACTGAGGCTGGTATCCAAATGGGCAGCATACGAATATATGAGCTCCGGGGTATATAAGAAAAATGGCCCCGGGTGTGCAGACTTGTGAAATATCTCTGTCATGAAACTTCCAATGCTGATGCCAAATGTGTCGCCAATTGGTACACCAAACTCTGCTACGCTATCGTCGCCAATGGTTGGTTCGCCAGTAACCAAGACTCCGCCATGTTCTTCTGCAATATCTGCTAGATAGTAAATGATAACGTAATTCAATATGCGCTGCTTCAAGTGCTGCACAATCTTAATAGTGCGGCGTAATAGCTGATTGATGTCAAACTCAATGACCATCGGGTTGATGTTGCGTTGCTTGCACCAATGCAATGCATATTCATGATCTCTACTATCAGGACGCTCAAGGATAATAGGAGTAAAAGGGATGCCATTGCGATACATTACTTCTGCAATGTACTCACTGTCGAGGCCCCCACTAAGGCCCACAAATATATTACTATACTTCTGTGAAATCAATTGTGCAGTGTAATCAGCAGCATCTTGGAATGGCATCAAATTGGTTCCTGAACTATCAAGTTGCAATTGCCACTCTGACTGCCCCGGATCTTCTCTAATGTCAATTGACACTGTATACCATTGTTTGTGCCCGCCCTTGCAGGTAATATTTTTATCCATTTACTGTATCGTGGTAGTCTTGGACTTCTTTTAGATTATGCTGTTCAACTACATCCATAAACTTGAGAAGGAACATGCTTGCCACACTAGCATCGTCGCCGTGGAAGTGCAATCTAATACCGCCCGAGCCATCTTGACGATAATGACATCGCTTGGCTTTTCCGTACTGCACAAATTCTCGGTGAACCTTGTTTCCGCGATGGTTTTGCCAACTATCTTCTGTGATTGTGCCGCCGATTAAGCGATACCAATCAATGATGTCGTTTGTCATTTCCTTAACGTCGATCCACACACTGTATGTAACAGTGCAGCCCGGTGGTAATGCAATCATGTTATGTGCCTTGTATCAAGTTAACCACGTCTTGTTTGCTGCCGTACCAGAATCGGCAATAGCTCAGTGGGTCAATTTTTGCTAGACCTGCTATGCTATACACAGTATCTTTCACTGACTGTTGGCCAAAATGCAACGGAAACACGTAATCGATCTTGGGACGCGGTGTTACTCCGTAGAATCGTAGTTTGTTGTATTGTTCGCCTAGCTTCTCATTGAATTGATTGATGTAGCTTAATGCAATCTCGGGAGTGTACATAAAGAATGAGCTAGGGTGATTGTATCCCAATAAATCACTTGCAAAATCCAAACTTTGACAGTAGAACTTTCCAGTTTCGCTATCTAAGTTAATATCGCCTGCTGCGTTAATGCAGTAGCCGCCTAGTTGTTCGACCTTTTCATACAGTATGTAAACTGCGGTTTGGAAAAAGTTTCTTAGATGTATGGATTGTTTAGCAAACTGACGGCACTTGGCAGCAAAGCTATCGCTAGTGTATTCAATCACTAACGGTGTAATGTTATTCGCGTAACACCAATATTCTGCATACCAAGTTTCTAGTCTATTCACGTCTCCGATTTTTAAGATAACCGGCGTAAATGGTATACGATTCCTAACTAAAGAATTTGCAACACACTCACTATCTAATCCTCCACTAAGTGCAAGGTACAATGGTTTGTTGTTCCATTCACTGAGTAGAAGATTAGCAGTGTAGTCAGTTGCATCTCCAAAATTGGTGTATACGTGAGATGAGTGGTTGTTAACCTTTAGACAAAAGTTAGGAGCATCAATTGCAACTGACGCCCATCCCTTGTGCCCAATGGGTTTCCACTCAACGCTCATCGTGGTGCAAACTCTTGCTGAAGCTTGATGTTATCAAAGAACTCTTTCTTAACTGATGCATCAGATTTGAACGCACCGTTGAGAACTGTTGTTTGCGTGAGACTACTGTGAGCCATAATGCCACGATTCTCGCAACATCCGTGGGTAGCTTGGATATAAACCGCCACGTCGCTGGATCCAGTTGCGAACTCAATTTCGCGAGCAATGTCCATGCAAAGTTCTTCTTGTAACGTTCCGCGGCGAGCGCACCACTGGGCGATTCGCGTGTACTTAGATAGACCGATGAGTTTCGGCCCAGCAATGATTCCAATATAAGCAACACCCGTAACAGGTTGGTGGTGATGCGAGCACATGCTCTTAAGCTCGCTACGCACCACAAGCATACCATCGTATGCTCCTTCTGTATCATTTGGGAAAGCCGTAGCATTTGGGCTCTTCTCATACCTGCCAGCCATAATTTCATAAACGTACATCTTCGCTAGTCGGCGGGCGGTGCCCATGCTATTAGGATCATTGTGCCGATCAATGATCAAGCTGTCCAACACGCCCTCAAACTTTTCAGTGAGCTCGTCAATGAGTTGGTCCTTCTCACTGTCTGTAATATGCTCGCTGATATTGTCGCCTGCCCAGAAGCGGGTGTTAGAACTTTGTAATCTGTTTCTGATTACTTGTGATAAATTTTTACTATTGTCCAATTATTATTCTCCGAGTTAAGGTCGTGGATGACCTGTATTTGATTGTAGTGTATTTAGAGACGCAAAGTCAACAAATATGGTAGCAGTTTATTGCGATTTTGTGTCAACTGGTAAAACATTACTCTCGTAATATTTTGCAAAGCAAAGCCTATTAGAGTCTGCCATGCCACGGTTGTAATGATCATATCGATGTTTGTAGTCAATGCCAAAGATTACGCACTTGCTGGGTTCTAACCCCATGCGGTCACACCAATCGAGCTGCTTGGTCCTATAGGTATCGTAAATGCTATCACATGATCGCGACTCCATGAACTTTAGACCAACTGCGGCACCGAGTCGATTCACGTATTGAGTCTTGTGGTAAACTAACAAGCTATCGTCGTCGTCTACTCTAGTAAATCGAATGCCGATACGCATGTAGTTAACTGGGAAAGACTTGCTCAAGCTAAATGTAATATCAGTGATTGCAGGATGATCAAAGTTGTAATCGAATTGGCCAACAATGCCGTAAAAGGCCGCATCAATCAATACCGGTATACCCTTGGCGTGGCATTCGTCCAGGAAACCTTGCGTAAATGCAGGATGCACATCGCCAGTGTCTGCAAATGGTAAGCTGCACACTACTGCATCACCTTCTGCAAGAGGCTCATCGTCCAGGAATGCCCAATTTGGGAAATAGTTACGCCAAGCGACTCTATGATACATGTATTCGCCACGGAAGCAACGGAAACGACGAGTTGTGTGCTTTAGATAAAATTTATCAAAGCTCTCAGTGGTGCCGTTGCTATACGCTGCGACTGGAAATGCATCAAGGCCCGTGATGTTATTGTTATGCGACGACACGATCCAATCACGAAACTTTTGATAGTATCGCGGAATCACTGTATCGTCGTGCATGCAATTCTCAAACATTGCCTGTGTCGTGAAAAACTGCAATGCGTCTTCGCTTTGTTTACTAACTACGCATTGGGCCGCAGCAAACGGCCATCCTTTTAGATTCGCTTGAAGTGGTTGTGTCATTTATTGCAATACCATTTATATGCTGAGTTGATAATAGTGTCAATGTCACTATACTGCGGAGTCCACCCTAGCATTTGTTTAGCTAAAGAAGCATCTGCAATTAGCTCGTCGGGATCACCTGCACGTCGAGGTCCATAGTTAACAAACGGAATACCATATCGTCCTGCTACGTAATCAACGATTTGTTTATTACTAATGCCAGTGTTTGTGCCCAAGTTAAAAATCGATGCCGATGCTGTAGTGTCTGGACCAGTTGTTTGGTCAAAGAACTCTGCCCCTGCAATGTGCGCCAGGGCAATGTCCCATACGTGAACATAATCACGAACGCAAGTGCCGTCGGGAGTTGCATAGTCGTCACCGTTAATAGTAACTGCACGACCCGCAAGACTTGCTTCAAGAACTCGTGCAACAATGTGAGTTGCTTCTTGCTCTTGACCTAGGTCAAACGTAAATGGATCTGCGCCAGCGGCGTTGAAATAGCGAAAACAAATGCTGTTGATACCGTATGCTGCACTATAGTCATGAAGAATACGCTCTGTCATATATTTAGTGTTGCCGTACGGACTAATAGGATCCTTGCGGGCGTCTTCTTGCACCGGGATATGATCAGGTGTACCGTAAACGCTAGCACTTGAACTAAACATGATTGCTGGCTTCTTGGGCATGTCCTTGAGTACATTTAACATAGCAATGGTCTTGCTAATGTTGTTTCGATAGTACTCGGCTGGATTAGTCATTGATGGTCCAACCAAGCTAGTACCAGCACAATGCACAATAATATCAGGCTGTTGGGAAATGATCACCGATAGTGATTCGTCTGACGCAAAGTCGTCAATAAAGTATCCGTCAATTCCCTTAAGAGTATGCTCTCTTTTAACCTGGTCAATGATGAATACTTTGTTCGTAGGATCTGCGAATTTAAACGCTCGTGCGACATGGCTACCAATGTAGCCACATCCACCAGTTACGATGATTGTTTTAGACATTACGCCTTCTTAGCTTCTGCCCGTGCGTTCTTAGTTTCAGTAATTTCGTTGCGGCGTGCCTTAACTGCTTTACCTAGTTCTGCTAGTGCCTTGCGAGCACGAGTGCCTGCTGCGTTGTTACCTGCTTCAAATTTTTCGCTCTCAGCCAAGTATGCGTCGAAGTGTTCTTGTAGATTTGTCATTTTATTTTTCCTTTGTTAAATGATTAGTTTGGTTTATTGGCTAAACCACGCCATTTGATTACAGGGACCGAAACATTCCATTTCTTGCCATCCCATGTGCCTGCAATAATGTTAGACCCAAACGGCCATTTTGTTTCTTCTTCACTGTCTAAAACTTGATAGGTGCCCTTGTGTACAGGGTTAATGCTTGCCGGGAACCAATCTGTTAGGCCCGAGTTAACTGTAGTAGACGGTAACTCAAGAGTGTGAACAATGGTTGCCGGGTCAACAGATCCACTATACTCAACACCAGTGCTAAGATTGGTGAGTTTCAGCGGACCCGGGGAGAAGTAGTATTCAGTATCATCGAGCGACCAACCTAGTGCCTCAACTCCCTCGTAGCTGTCTTCTTCCCATCCTTCGGTGAACTCATTGAGGTCTTGCGGTGTAGCGTTACTACCAGCTTCGAGCTCGGTCCAACACCCGTCATTTAGGTCTTGCAATTCCCAACATTCGTCATTGTCGATGCATCCAAGTTCGTAGCCGTCGTCGTTTTTTAGTTCTTCATTAGTAAGCGGACGCACATCAGAGTCTACTGTAAAAGTCCCCCAACGGTATCCCACTTCTCGGATAATGCACTTATTACCGTTAAACCAGAACTGACGCTCAATGGAGCTCTTTTTCCATTCTGTAGTTAACTCCCAAGTTGCCATCATAGATCCTTTATTTTCTTTAGCATCACGTATTGGTCAAACAATTCAACCAGTGCTGCATCTCCCCCTAGATACCATTCGCTCGCAGCTTTTAGACTGAGAGCTAATAGTTGATCTTCAGTTAGCGTGGGGTATTTCTCCCCAGCTAACGTTACCCAAATTTCTTGTTTAGTATTTAGACTCATGAGTGTGCTTGCGATAATCTGTTGACATCCGCAGCCACTGTTCGCCTTTGCCTTCAATAATGTCGACGATGCGATCTGCTGTTCCACTAGTCCATGCGCTAATCTTGCCCATGTTCTCGCTTGGCTTTTGCAACAGCTTTTCTAGCTTGTCTAGGGCATCTTCAATGCTCCAGGGTACGTACATACGTGTATGATCGTTTGCAAAAGTTTCAGGGAAAGAACGATAAGCAGGATAAAGTACATTGCATCCCAAAGCGTCAGCTTCGGAGACAGTGTTAGAGACCCAATCTTGTAATGCACAATTAAAAACAACACGGCTATCGTTAACAATGTCATAGTATTGGTTCTTTTCTAGGTCTTCGTAAATGGTCAGCAAACCAGCAGCTTGCATACTGCGAGTACGTTCCATATAGCTGTCGTTGTTGCTCTTTAGTGTAGCACCGGAGCAAATAGCAAACTCTACACCTGAGCCAGGATGACGTTCGTGCCATGCATTAATAACATCCATGTAGAAGTTCGGTTGCTTCTCTTGATCCCAACGTGCAGAGAACACCACACGATGCTTGCGTTCGCCAAATGGCTTAATGTTGTTGCCAACACGTTCACGAACTTCTTCGGAGTTAAACACTAGTCCACTAATGTTATAGATCGGGGCCTTCCAACCCGCAATCTTCATGTGCATTACCATCTCTTCATTAGTGGCCAATACACCGTCCACGAAACTGTCCACCATACGTTCATAGTGACCCATAAAGTCAGACATGCCCCAGACATGTACGAAATCATCAGGGTCAATAGACTGAGCGAGACAACGAACAAAGATTCTTGGTCTTGACGACTCCGGTACCTGTTTGAGTATGTATGGTAACGATTCAATTCCAGGTTGGAACATATCTTCGAAATAAACGACGTCTTCATTGGTTAGTTCTCCTTGTTGCATCAGACGAACCAAGTTCATCATTTGGCTCATACCAAAGTAGCTGCGACCGTGTGCGTCTAGCACTTGACCGGTTACAATTTTTTGGCTGTTGTCTAACGTAAGCCCAGGAACGTAAACTGCTTCAACACCGCGGCGATCAAAAACACGCTTGTTCCATTCTGTTAGTTGTAGGGTGTAGCGAGCCTTGTAGCTCTCTAACCCCATGTAATATAGTTTTCTCATTTTGGGTTTGCCTTGTTAATAATGCCGCTTAAATATTCACTGTCGAATTCGAATTTGTCCATAGTTGCTTTTAGGCTATATGGATCTCGGTAAGAATCCCAACGATAATACTCTTCTCTCTTGCTAGCATTAGTGTGGTGGTGCGACCTTGCTAGTTCTTGTTCTACCGCACTAACACGACGACTTAGTCGTGAAACGTTATCAAATAGTTCACGGAATGGACCAATTGCTGTTTTTGCTTGAGGATCCGGCTTAGTTAAAATAACCATCATCATTAACTGACGAAGTGCGTTAGTGACACGTTCGTCTTTGCTAGTTAATGCCTCGTCGAACATGTCAATGAAACGCTCGAGGTTAAAGTCGCTTTGATCTTTTTCGCTCGAGCTCATGATTAACGATACTTCCAGTTTGTGTTGCGATCACGCGGCTTGAAGTCACGTTTTTCTTTTGGATAGGGACTCCAATTGTCCTTTGGATGCTTGCCTGCTTTCACACGCTGCATCTCACCCCAAGGGGTCTTCTCGTTGTAGAGGTGAGCTTCGTCATAGACATAGCCCTGCTTCTTGCAAAACTCCAGGTATTCTTCGAGGTCGTCGAACAGGTTGCGGACCTCTTTGGTCATACGGAAGTATTTTTGCAGATGCTCATTTGCCATTTTGTTTTTCCTTAAACGTTGATAAGTTGTGGAAGGTGAGTTTCATATTTAATGAGTGCGCCGTTTTCACCATCTTCGGCTACCTCAATCCAAACAGAACGGTCTGGATATTTTGTGTTGATCTGTGTGTACAAATCGTCAGCAATCATTTCGCAGCTCTTGAAATCCAGGCTCAAGGTAGAGTCTCGATACAAGTTTTCCAACCAGCGTTTGAATTGAATAAACTCAACATCGCGGTCATTGTGGAATACGTCAATCCATACACGGAAGTGGAAGATATGACGATGCGGGACGCCCAGGAACGATACATCGTATTCGTCGCCTGTTGCTAGTGTCGGGTCAGTTGCTGCTGCTGGATACTTGTGGATTCCTTCCTTGCGAAAGGTAACCCAAATTTTACGCTCGGCACGATCCATAATGCGTGTGCGTTTGTCTGCTAGTGCTTGGTCTCTACTCATATTACTCACTTAAAATAAATGTTAAAAATAAATCACGCTCGGGGTGATTCCACGGATCAGTTACACCAAATGCTATGTGTCCGAATCGAACATCTTGGTCAATGTAGTCAGTGCCCTTAACGTAGGTTTTCTTATTAATGCTTGTTAGTTTAATGCCATCGGGTAACTTTGTAAACTCTTCTGGTGTAAAAAGATACAGTCCCGATTCCTTATCCCAACGTGTCATAGTGTTTCGTCCTTAGTGTACTTAGACCAATCTGTAAATACTGCACGACTTTTTAAGTCATGTAAACTGTGACACCACACACCAGGGTTAGTTGCGTCAAAGTCCTTGTCGTCCAGCTTGATTGTAGCATTGTACCCAAGCTGTTGTAAATACGGCAACTTTACCGAAATCATTGGGATAAAGCTGTTACGCTCACACAGGCCTCCTTCTAAGAGACCCTCAACACTTTTAGAGTCAATGTCCAGTGTGCATTGATAACCTCTCTCCAAGAATGGTGTGATCATATTTTCCCAATCATTCCATACAGGATCGTTAGTAGCCGGATTCGGAAAACTCATGTTGGCCCCAAAATAGATATGCTCCACAGGCTTCTCACTTCTAGACAACGCCATTGCAATGCTATCAAGTGATTGCACTCCGACCACAAACAATGTGTACTTGCCATGTGCCGGCGTATGCTCTACTTCAGTGCCGTAAAAGAACGATACGTCTTCATGCCCCTGTCTGTTCATTTTCCAATTCCTCTAATTTATGCTCGTCAAATTCTGTGTCAAATTCTGGCTCGGCTTCGTCTTCTACAACATGTTCAAACAATGAGTTGAACATGGTGTTGGCGTTCTTGGCTTTTTTGCCTTTGAACCCACGGGTACCAACAATTTCCATCCAGTATGTATCGTATGCCTCAATAATATCTAATGCAGTTTGCTTATCAGGTGTTGCAAAAATTGCATCAACGATATCTTCGAACTTGGCATAGTCGCCTGTACTACGGCGCATCATTGCAGGATGTGTACCTGCATCAAAACGTCTATTAGCCTCTTGCACTGCTGTTAAGTGCATCCACACATTATGGCCCATTAGCAGAGCATAGCTAAAGCTGTCCCAACTAGTTACACCTTCCTTGCCAATCTTGTTTAGATCGCCGGGTTTGTAGATGCAGATGTCTTTCATCTTAAATAGATCGCTAAGTGGACTATCTTCCCAACGTGGATAGATACCGTCCTGTACTACTCCGTCGCTCCACTTGCGTGTGTCTGTGGCGTACTTTTTGTCGTCGGCGCTCGGCGCCATTCGGTAGCTCCATTTGCTGTCGTGCTCGTAGACGTTTTCGAAGTAGACTTGCCCGTTCGCCGTTGCAAGGAATGGACTAGCGCAATCAAAACTAATAGTAAAAGAAGGGTTGACATATTTTCTCACTGCTCGTTGAATAACTGTGAGTAGAACTGCCCACTCCAGTTTGCTGGTACCCAAGAAGTGCATCCAATCATGTTTGCCTTCTTGCAGTAGGTTGTCGTGACGTAATTCCACTAGTCGCTTCAGCACCAAGTGTACATCGCACATGTTCTGACCTCCCATTGCCCACCCGTCAAAGTGAGTAGTAGGATAGATAGCAGGATCGCAGAAGTCTTTCATTTCGCGATACCATTCATCCGCGCTAGTATGATTGTCGCCCTGTAACACGTTTAAGAATTTGGCACCGCCATTGTTCTTACCTTTGCGGTGTGCCATAAAATACAAGTTGTTGTATTTGGTAGCTGCCACTGCTTCGTCAAGGGTTTTAATGCCGCATGCATCGCTAGCTTTTTGGTCATGAATAACCCAAGTTGGGATATCTAAAATCATGCCGTAGTCAGCAATACCGTCTAGCCATTTAAGAACGCCGTCACGTTTCTTTTGTGCTGCATCTAATAGCTTTTGATAGTCAGCTGCTGGGTCAACTCTTACCTTCTTGCCCTTGGCGTTTACAGTTTCTGTTACGCCTTGTGCAACTAGTGCTGCCATTTTGTCCAACACTTCTTTGCTGTTTGGGTCGCGCCAATCGCCTTCCCACAGTCCCTTTGCAATCTGGAATCCACCTGAGTCACCAAGGATAAATGTCCCGGCTTCTCGGTTACGAACCATGTCCTCACTCCAGTCCTGCTTAGTGAGATCTAAGTTTGCATGTCCACCAGAGTAAAGAGACCATTTGTACGGGAACAGGCCTTTTGAGCTGTTAAGCCAATTGAGCTGCTCCATGTCTGTGAGACCTGCCGGGAAACGTGCAGGGTCAACGTATTGCTCGTTTCGCTGTTTACCAACGAAGGTTGCATAGAATCCGCTAATAGCCGGTAAGAATACTGCGTAATCGTTTTGCTTACTTGTTAGGTTGTCTTGTGCCATAAAATTGTACTTGCTCTATTAATCTATAGTCTATTTCAAAATATTCTTTGAGACGACTGAGGTATTTAGGTTCACGCTCAATTGCCTGTTTAAAAACTTGCTTAAATCGTTTACGCTCGGGACTATTTTCACTTACGTGCTGGTAATCGTAACGATCGTATTTGTTATGTCCATAATTCTCTGTTATAAAATCAGAGAAGTTTAATCTATAATTTTCGTCGCACCAGAAAAAAGTTGCATTACTGGTGTCGATGCCATCTATAAAGTATACTTGGCGCTCAGTGTGGTCGTCAAAAGTTACTCTATCAAAAACTAATTCAATTAATTCAGGACAATCGAGTGTAAAGGTGGGATGATATAACGTTAAGTATTCAGCAATACCGCTTAACCAACGATCGACTGGATCACGTAATACAATCAGCGCATGCTTATCAAGCATGTCGCTTTTATAATTGTAAAACTCCCACCCGTAATCTAGTAAGTTCGGTTTAGTCCACGAGCTGGCATTCTTTGGAATATGCACATACATGTATGCACTGTCATAATGACTCATGCATTCACCTTGTACGTGCCCCTTGCTGGCCCAAAGGTTGCCGAGCTCTGGATCAACACGCATTATTTTTGTTGAGCAGGGATAATGTAACTGTAGTCAGCAATACCACTGTCAACAGTGATCATCGCTGCACCTTCGTCGCTGATCTTTAGTGTCTTGTCGCCGGGCAAGCTCAAGATCTTTAGCACAGCTTGCACTGGCCAACTCCAGCTCTTGGTCAAGGTACCAGTAACACTTGCGTCAAACACAAAGTTGCCTGCGTGGCTAGTTGGGTCGCCGAAATAAAACTTCAATGCACCGGATTCAGTTTTGGCAGTGAAGGTAGTTTCTTCGCTGTTTGCTTGGCTCATAAAGTTCATTCGCTGAATGCCCGCAACGCTAGGAACAATGTCGACTCCCCAACGAACGCCCTTGAACTTAACTGCCTTGAGCTTTTCGTTAATGACTTCTGCAGTCATGAAACGGTAATCGTTTTTAAAGTCACGATTTGCATTTTCGAAATGCACGCCGCTAGGAACAGTTTCGCCTGCTGCGTTAACTTGTGTATTGATGGTTAAATTTGCACCTTCGCGATATTCGGGAATGCCCAAAATAGTGTGCAGCTTGCCCAAGTTAGGCATACCAAATGTGCCAACAAATTCCGGCACAGGGTTTTTGCATTTTGCTTCAACGATGACGCTACGGTCTTCAGCAATACTGTTGATCACAGTCTCAGTGGCAGTGCCAGTAATCTTAACAAGGTCAATGAATCCTAGGCCATGAGTGTGTTTTACAATGTCTTTTAAATAGTCTTGCATGTGGGTTCTCCAAAAAGTAATTAATTAGTAAGTATATAGAGTTATTTAGAAAATATCAAGGGTTTGCATATTTTATTTCACCTAAAACTTGATGTGCTTTTATCGTTTTAAGTTTGCCGGGTTTACGGATCTCAACCCAACTAACTGCTGGCTCAAGATCTGTGGTGCTCACTACTTCATAACCAAGTTCTAGGCACATTGGTAGTAGCTGACTTTTTGGTGCGTAACTCATGTAATAGCTATCTGCGTATGCTGCTGGTGCAGGCATATCGGCATTGTTGTAGCTAAACATAAACACACCACCGGGTCGTAGCAAATCAAACACCTGCTTAAGGTATGTTTGAATATTCGGGAGTGATACATAGTTAAGATAATTCCAACTAAACACAAATCCAAATTGATTTTGTGGCAATGCAGAAAGATCATGATTGTGTATCACGTATGGTCGTAATCGAGCTTGGTATTCGCTAGGAAAGAGCTGCTTAGTGCTGTCAATAAATTCTTGAAATTCATCAACGATATACAATGGATCGCAACTAACTAAGTATTTGGTCCAGTATCCGTCTCTGCACCCTAGCTCTAAGCCAGGAAACTTCCAGTCAACGTATAGGTCAATTGCACCGCTCACAATTTCGTCAGCGCCATTTGGCACATACAATTGACGAACCTCTCTGATACGATCCGGACTAGCATATCTAAGCTCTGCCTGGTACCCCGGTAAACGAAACTTTTCAGTTGCATCGGTTAAGTCAGCCAGAGACATTGCCTTAATGTCCTCTACTAGAGACAGCGGGCCCTGTAATTGTGCAAGCACATTGTCCAAGGATTTCTGCACTTGCTCCAAGCGGTATGCATAATCCTCACCATACCGCCCCTTAACAATATCAATGTTCTTGTTGATAGTGTCAAGCTCTTGCTCAATTCCCTTAGTAGGCAAAATATCTGCAAGAGCTTGACGCAACTCAACCACGTCATGTAGTTTCATTGTCATAGTTTACTCAAAGCTAAACAGGCTGTCAAATGTCGAGTTAATGTCAGTAGACTCTGCGATCGCCCAATTCAGCACACCTAGCAAGTTTTCAACTTTCTGGTCAACAATGGTAGTTTCCATCAAGCCATCGTCAAACGGCAAGTCTTTAAACCACTGTGGAATATGTGCAACGTCAGTTGGATAACCAACACTGGTGTATCCTAGAGGATTGTCGCGCAACTTGCACACAATTGTTTTCATACCGTCAACAATTGCAGTGCTGTAGTTGTCTTGATAGATACGCTTTAGATTGTTCCAGTTCATAGCAGCACGAACGTGTCCGGGCATATTTGCACGACCTTCTTTAAGCTCTGCGGCAGTGTACTTGGTTAAGTTGTTTACACGTTTAGGCGTGCCCTTTTGCCAAGCAGGCAATTCCTTGAACTCTAGTTTAAAGTTGCGCACTTTCTCAATGATGGCTTCACGCTCTGCACCTGTTAGTACGTCTAGTAGAATTTCACTCAGGAAATCTTGCACAAACTTCGGAGTATCGCTTCGCTTCAAGTCAAGACCCATGGCCTTAACTTTACCCGGCTTGCCATCAACATCAAGACGCTTGCCTTCGAGATCGTAAATCAGCACAGCATAACGCTTCTTCTTAATGAATAGGCCTTTCTCTGCAACTAATTCGCGACCTGCTTTAATAATGGCACCCATCTCACGTGGGCAGTGGCATGCACGTTCCATGAATTCTGGGAACGATTCGTTTACTTGGTCTGCAATGTTATCGTAGACCTGTAAGCAAATGTCCTTGTTCCATTCCATCTTACCGGCTTCTACTTCCGCTTTGATGATCGGCCACGCACTAAAGTATACTGAGTCCGTGTCACCGTAGATAATGCTTTTGCCAACGTAATCGTAGTCGCCCGTAATTGCTTCGTTAACGAATGAGTCCATGTGCTTGGCAATGATCCGGCCAGTGAGTGTTGTGCTCTGACCAATACGCTGGTCAAAGAACCTACACCCGGGGTTAAGGATCGCCCCGTATAAGCTATTGAGGTTAATCTTTTTAACGAGCTGGCGCTTGTCCCAGAACGCTGAGTCCTCAGGAGTTGTTGAGGCTTTCTTTTTCGCTTGGAGATCTTTTCTTTCGGCATACCACCTTTCAAGCAATCCGGGAATAATACCCTTCATGTCATATTTAAAAATTGTACCATTGGCACTTAATGTCCATGGCTGGCGACTGTCAAAGATAACTCTCCACACATCAGCAGCACTGTGAGTTGACACGTTGCCGTCTTCCCAGTCAATAGTAATCTCAGTTCCGATCTCGCCATTCATAACAGCTTGATACTCTAGTGTACCAAACATACCTTCCCATGCATCAGCAAAACTCGACCCTGCGGCCATTTTGTCTGCGATGTATTTGTCAGTCATTCCTGTTCTGAGTTGTCCAACGATCGTTTCTGGTCCCATGTTGAGCGCACGAATAGCCGAGGGATAGAGCGAGTTGAGGTCGATCGCACCAATGTAGTCGTGCATACCCCTTTTGGGGAAAGCAACATAGGCACCTGCTGCTTGCGTTTCACCTTGATCATCTCTTCCCTTTCTATTTGGAACAATCATACCACGTTGGTGAGCTTCATTAATGATAGCCTGCTCTGTTACCGCAACCGCACCCATTGTGGTTTGTAACAACACCGTATTATCATGAGCAAGTTCGTTAGCAAGGTCAAGGAACCGCAGTTTCTTGTCTAGCTTTGCTAACAGCATAGTATCTTGTCTGTTATAGTCAATGAACTTTGGAAAGTCTTTGTTGTAAAGCTGATCCAAAGTGCCTTCGTAGGCAATCTTGCGTTCATCAAGTTCGTATTCACCAATTGCGTCTAAGCTATAGCTGTGACGTTCTTCGTATGTGTATTTGCGATACAGTTGCATATAGTCCATATGCACACGCCCATACAAGTCAAATGTCAATTGCTCTGCACCAAAGCGTTCAAACATACGCTGCTTAGGAAGTTGGTTCCATAGGCATAGTCGTCGTGTGTCGTCTTTGCTTAGTACGCGAGTGATACGCATTGTGGTATAGGGAATATCGAAACCTTCCGAGTTCCAGCCGCTTAAAATGTCTGCATCTTCAATTAAGTCAAGAAATGTGTTTAGCATGTCCGACTCTTTTTCAAACAAATAGCAGTTCTCAAAGCGGTCGCAGATTTCTTGTGCAGTTTCCCAACTGTAGGTTTTAGGCGGGACAACCAATGTGATTAGTTTGTCTAGCCAATCCAAATAGATAGAGAATGCAGTGATAGCGTTAAACGGATCTTCAGGCTTACTGTAACCACGCTCGGGGTCAAAGTCTACCTCAATGTCGAAAAACGCTGTTTGCAGTTTAGGAGAAGTTGCTCCTAGGTAGTTGCTTTCAAGGCAGCGGAAAATAGGGTTGATGTCACTTTCCCACAGACGCTTGTTAGAATGTACCTTTAGCTCTTTGTGATATTCCTTGCTGTTGCGAGTACTGAAACGGCTAACGGGACTATCATAGATTGTGCGGAACTTACCGCGTGGGTCATCGTAGTAAAAAACATAATCAGCAGGGTACTCACGGAAGACTCGTTCTCCCTTAACTCGTTCCACTACATGAATTTTGTCTTTGCTGCGATCGTATAATGCATCAACGTAACTCATTGGTTTTCACCTCGAATCGTTGCTACATCTTCTCGCTTGCGTTGTTCAATAACGCATTCGTTGCCACATGCGTTGGGATCAACGCAATCATTGCATGGCGCAAGGGGCTCACCTGGTTCTTCGAACCAAACTCGATTACTCATAAAATATACTCCTGTGTAACTTAGAGCTTACACTTACTCTACATGCCCGTTTGGTGGGCGAGACCTGTTACATTGTGACTAACCTAAACAATGCAACACTATCAATACTTACCAGTAGCGCATAGTTGCCAATCATTCCGAAGCTCTTTCTTGTCCATGCAGCCCAACCAAAAATAGCACATTGGGCAATAAACAATGGATACAGAATCAAGAACGGTGGCGTGGGGACAGTTAGCATCATGGTAATTGAACACGCAATGCTAGCGGCCCAGGCTGCTACTTCTAAACAAAATCGTAACGGCCATTCTTTATAGTCGGCTTTGATCCAAGACCAAATATCTGCGATGATATTAAGCAAGTTCACAGGGTTTTGCCAACTGTTTCGAGAATAGTATTCAACTCGTCATGGTCTCGGTTTGTTTCACCAAGTTTGGCCTTGTGCGCAATCTTAACTGCCTTCTTAAGAATGGCGGGCTTAATTTCTAACTCTTCTGCAATAGCCTTAATGGTGTCATTTAGGCCTTCGTTGAGCGTGTCAACTTCGTGCAGCACCTGCATACCTTCATTGATCAACTGCGTGAGTTTAATCTTAGCATCGCCATTGAATGAACGATTGTAATCTGACATAGAGTCTCCTTAAAAATTAAATTGTATAGTAACGTGCTATGTAATAGCAACTTTTTCGATAAACTGCGTAGAGTGTATTTATAATGAAAAAAGCCCCGCAAGGGGCTTTTGTTCTGTGTAGCAAAATCAAAAGTTGAGCTGGAACGTCCCTGTGGCAATATCCAGTAACATTGACTGTTGAGTCCGCTTCTGCCAACTAGCTCTTACACCAAAGTCGTGCCAATCCGGGGTATGAGTCTTAGTCACTTTGGTTTTTAAGCTAGTAATCTTCCAGCTGTTATAGTGGCTCTCAAAGTTGTAAGCACCGTGTGCTGTTTTGATTTTGAATCGCTCGAGCATTCTCGACGACGAGTCTTTGTGAATAGGCTCAATCTTCACTGTTTGGACCAATTCTCTATTCCGGACACGCTCCCGAGATACTTTGATACGGTCAAGTTTGCCGCCAATGGAAACCAAGTCCTTACCAGTAAGGCCCATGAGGGTAGCATAGTTAACTAGGCCACGAACTTGATCCTGCTTTTCCGCAGGGAATCTCTTAAAAACTAATTCTTCTTCATCCATATCAAATCACCAAATGCTTAAAATAGTTGTAGTGCTGTTCTAATGTCCAGGTTTCGGGATCAATTACTGTACCGTCATG